AAATAGTTAGAGACACTGTTAAAAAAATTGGCTACGAACAAGAAGGATTTCATTGGAATAACTTAACCATTGACAATCATATACATCATCAGTCACAAGACATTGCATTAGGCACAGATAATTTTGGAGCAGGTGATCAAGGCATTATGTTTGGTTACGCATGTAATCACAATGACGCATACTTACCTGCACCGATCTATTACAGTCACAGGATACTTGAAGAATTAAAAGAGGCTAGAAAAGACTCGGTGGTATTGTTACCAGATGCTAAAAGCCAAGTATCAGTTGAATACTTAGGTAATCAAGTGCAACGTATTGATCAAGTGGTTGTAAGTACACAACACACAGAAGGTACTTGTGATAGAGCAAGAGAACTTAGTAAAGAATCTGCTATGCAAGTGTTAGGCGACCTAGTCGATGATCGTACTGTTTGGCATCTTAATCCTACAGGTAACTTTGTAGTAGGTGGGCCAGATGGTGACACTGGATTAACAGGGCGTAAGATTATAGTAGATACATACGGTGGATGGGCACCGCACGGTGGTGGTGCGTTTAGTGGTAAAGATCCTACCAAAGTAGATCGCTCAGCGGCATACATGGCTCGTTGGTTGGCAAAGAATGTAGTAGCTGATGAAATGGCTGATTGGTGTCAGATACAGTTGAGCTATGCTATTGGAGTTAAAGAGCCTACATCAATATACGTAGAGTCAAACGGACACAATCGGACAATTGAAAAGTTTATTAGAAATAATATTAACCTAACACCATTAGGCATCATTGACAGATTTGATTTATTCAAGTATAATAACTATAGTAAGAATTGTATATACGGACACTTTGGTAACAAAGATGTTCCTTGGGAGAAAATTGGATGGGATTACTAGACAACATTAAGAAGGCAGTAGGTGTAACACCTACGGCTAAAAAAACAACAACTAAAAAACTATCAGCAAAAGAACTAGCAGATAAGAATAAAGAACCATATGTTAATATTTTAAGTATGGACGTTAATCCAGAAAGCCTCAATGAGGGAAGTTTTGAATTGGATTGGAACGACTTGTTTATTGCTAGACTAATGAAAGCAGGGTATCAGGGTAAAACAGATCAAGATTTAGTAGATCAATGGTTTCAGAATATCTGCAGAAACGTAGTAATGGAAACATATCAACAAGAACAAGCTATGAATCCTGGTATGAAAACTAGTAAGAAAGATATTGGCGGGGGCAAGACCGAGGTATCATAAATTTAAGGAGAACTAAATCATGTTTAATTGGATAGCAAGTATATTTGATGCACCATCATACACGCAGGAAGAACTCAAATCATTTGATAAACTAAAGTTAGAAGAAATTGTTAGAGAGTGGGGGATCGAACTAGATCGCAGGAAGACCAAAGCAAAACTGATCAATGAACTTCTAAAAATAGAAGAATTTAGAGACCTCGACAAACTAGAGTTGGAAAAGATTGGTAGGAAATCGGGGATTGAATTAGATCGCAGGACTACCAAAACAAAAATGATTAAAGAACTTTTAAAAGTAATAAAACTTTAGATATGAACGTTAAAGACACTCCGTGGTTTGAAGGCAAACCGTTACTAGAACATCCTAAGTACTATGTGTTTGAGGACAAGTATCCTGTAACCAAAGGACACTTGCTGTTTGTGCCTAAAGAAGATACAGAGTTGCACATCCGTGAATGTTTCTTAGCCGCATATGAATGGGGTCTGAATCTATTTCAAAAAGAATATTGTGATGGATTTAATGTTGGGCAAAACGTTGGAGAGGCGGCAGGGCAAACAGTAATGTGGCCTCATATACATATGATTCCACGCACAACAGGCGATTGTGTTGACCCTAGAGGTGGTGTACGTGGTGTTATTCCTGAAAAACAACAATACTAAATGATCTTACTTGTTAATGGAGATAGCCACACAGCAGGTGCCGAGGCAGTTAATCAATACGGATTTGCTTATGATGATCCTTTATATATACACATGGGAAGAAGTCCACATCCAGTTAATCTAAAAGCTAGTTGGGGACTAAAATTAAGTAAGATGTTAAACGCTACTCCTCTTGTACTAGCAGAGTCAGCAAGTTCAAATGATCGTATTATAAGAACAACTAACAAATGGTTATTAAAAAATCCTGGTAAAGATGTTTTTGTAATCATCCAATGGTCAACATGGGAACGTGAAGAATGGTTAATAGATAACAAGTGGTTCCAGGTCAATGCTAGTGGCATAGATGATGTTCCTGACAGCCACAAACAAAAATATAAAGAATTTGTTGCCAATGTAGACTGGACAAAATGTACTACTAATTGGTTCAGAAGAATTAAAGCATATCATGAATACTTAGACTCGCAGGGTATTAAGCATCTCTTCTTCAATGGCAATTCAGACTTTAGTAAGATTAAGGATCGTTATGATTTTGGTAAAAGTTATATAGATCCGTATACGCCAGAGGGAACATACCACGGATGGTTACAAGCCAAAGGACACAAAACAGTAAGCAAAAACAGCTACCATTATGATGCACAAGCACACAGTGACTGGAGTAAATTTATGGTACGTTATCTAGTTGACAATAAACTTGTTTGATCGTATAATACTAGTATGAGATACTTATTAGTAGATACAGCAAACACATTCTTTCGTGCTAGACATTCAGCATTTAGAGCAAGTGATACTGAAGAAAAGGTAGCATTTGCCCTCCATGTAACAATGTCAAGTATAAACAAAGCACACAGAGACCAAAAAGCAGATCATGTTATATTCTGTTTAGAAGGTCGTTCTTGGCGTAAAGACTTCTATGAGCCTTACAAAAAGAATAGAGCAGTAGCCAGACAAGCCTTAACAGAAAAAGAAGCTGAAGAGGATAAAGCATTTTGGGAGTCGTTTGACGAAATGAATAAGTTTGTTAAAGAAGGTACAAATTGTACTACTTTGCAACACAAAGAACTAGAAGCAGATGATTTGATTGCTGGTTGGATACAAAGTCATCCTGATGATGAACACGTTATTGTATCTAGTGACTCAGACTTTTATCAGCTGTTGGCTAACAATGTTAAACAGTATAATGGTATCTCTGATGAGTTGCATACACTAGAAGGCATCTTTGACAAAAAAGGTAATCGTGTATTAGATAAGAAAACAAAAGAACCTAAAGTAGTACCGGACCCTGAATGGATACTATTTGAAAAATGTATGCGTGGTGATGCTACTGATAATGTGTTTAGTGCTTATCCAGGTGTACGTAAGAAAGGTACCAGGAACAAAGTTGGATTGGTAGAAGCTTTTGAAGACAAGAAGAAAAAAGGTTACAGTTGGAATAACATGATGCTACAACGCTGGGTTGATCATAACGAAGTAGAACACAGAGTGCTTGACGATTATGAACGAAATTGTATTTTGGTAGACTTGACAATGCAACCAGATGATATTAAAATTAAGATAGCCGAAACTATCGCAGAAGGGTCTAGAGCAAAACAAGTACCAATGGTAGGTGCTAAGTTTTTAAAGTTCTGCGGTAAATATGATTTAGTTAAATTAAGCGATAACGCATCAACAATGGCTGAGTGGATGAGTGCTAGCTACCCAGTAAAAGGAGTGTAACATGGCAGTAACAGCAAAAGGAATTGTTAAAAATAAGTTTTGGGTATTAATTGAAAACAAACGACGCATAGGTGAAATATCAGCCAATGGTGTTGGGAGAGGTTATTCAATTACATTTCACGGTTCAAAAGCAACTGTTGATAATGTAGACGAACTTAAAATTGGTCGTAAGAAAATTACATTTGTAGATCCACCAAAACCAGCTCAAATTGAAAGAGATCAAGTGCATGGTTATCCTACAGATGCAGAACCATTTAATGGACTATGGGATTTAAAACACAAGTCCCCTATATATACTAAAGAAGATAACAGCAAGAGTTGGGTTTGTGCAGGATGGTTCCTAATTAAAAAAGGACGTAATTGGAAACAAGAGTTTTGTCCAAAATTAATTACTATTGAACGATACGATCATCGTGGTCCATATCACACACAAGAAGACTTACTTAAGGTTAAAGCATAGTGCAACACATCAAACGCTTTATAGATCGTTTAAATGACCTACAAGCAACAAACGCAAAAGATTTTACTATGAGCATGCACGAAGCTAGAATGTTGCATACGGACATCACAAAGTTGCTTATAGACACCAAACAAACCAGTCAATCACCTACAGACGAAGTAATCAATGTTGAAGTAAAAGGCGAAGACTTCTGAAGTAATAAACTACGCAGTTATTTGGATAAATAATGGTACTATATTATAACAGTATTATTAATCATGAAACAAACTAATCTAAGAACAGGATACAAACATTCTCCAGAAACTAAGGCTAAAATAAGAGCCGCAATATTAAAGATAAACAGGAACAAGATCAATGTCTAGGCCAAAACCAGAAGTACTTGTTGAGATTACCAACAAGGAAACATATAAAACAGAACAGGTGTTAGCCAGTGATGGTATATGGGCAGTATATTTTGAAAATCGACCTATCAATTTAAAAACCAGCAACTACCTAGTTCAATATCCAGGGCCTAAATATAAGAAAGTATCGTTTAGTAATCCGGGGCACGCTATCAATCTAGCAAAGAAACTCAACGAACAATTCCAAACTGACGCTTTCTCTGTCGTGCTATTAGACAAAGGCAAAGTGATTTATCCTGAAAGTGGAAAGAAAACTAAGTCTAACTAAGCAAATTCTTGCTACCCTTAACAAGCCACTCCCATTAGAAATTGCATTAGCAACCTGGTGGACTAACATACAAGAAACAGGTGGTATGGGATTAACCCAACATGGATTTGCACTATTTACACAACAGTTAGATATTCAATCATACGAATGGGACATAGAACAAAATTCAGCTTTGGGCAACCGCATTGTACTAGCACTTGACAGAAAGATGGAATATCCTTATTATATTAAAAGAGCACGAGGTAAAAACTTCAAAGGAAAGTTATATTTGTTTGGAGAGCGAGACGCTGTTATGATTAACTTGTGCGGTAGTTTACAAAAGTTTGTAGAGAATACATTAGTCTAATAAGTAGTAGAATATGTTAAGGAGAACGAGATGTCAGGTCCAACAAAAAGAAGTAGCAAGCTAAGATTCAAATCCTAAGATAAGAATGTGAAAATTTAATTATGCAGATTAATTGCCTCAATAAT